CTGACTTGCTTGAGGTGACAAAGGTAATTCGACCGAAGCGCGATGTCGTCAACAAGGAGAACCCTCCAAAGCTGACTGACGTTCTCGATCCGATTCCCGAGCGGCATAAACTGAAACGAAACAAGAAATCAAAGTACAATGAACTGGCTAAGAGGCTTGACGAAGAACCCGAGCAAACAGGCGAAGCAGGACCTACTGAATCTGCCTGAGGTAAACCTGAGCGATTGGCAGAACGAGGGCCAGCAGGCAGAACTTGCTGCAATTATGCGAAATCCGATCCTTCGCATGGCCATTCGCATCGTGTCGGAATCAATCCCGGTGCCGATGCCGTCTCATGGCAGCAAGGAATCGGACATTATTTTCGCTGCCGGTGTAACCGCTGGCTACGCGCATTGTCTTGAAAACCTCCGCAAATTGGCCGTAATTGAAACAGCGAAAGAACCTGAAGCAACTTTTGAAAAACAGTATTAAATCTTAAAATATGGACGAACCCCTGAACTCACCCGTCGTCAGTAATGGCCAGACTCCAGACTTTGGAAGCTCGTTTATCGATGCTTTCAAGGCAATCGGCGCTGATAACGCGACTCCCGCTGAGAAGCCAGCAGTTACCGCCGCTCCGCAGAAGACTGACAATACACCGCCCAAGCTCAGTAAATCCGAAATGGATATTGAGCGGATGTTCTCCAAAAAGACCGCTGCTGAACCCACCGCCGCCGCCCCAGCAGCGCCGGACGACGCGGACATTCCTGAGACAATCAAGTCCACGAAAGCGGCTGACGCTTTCCGCAAGATCAAGGAGGAGAAGGCGCAGTTGGCCAAGCAATTGGATGAACTGAAGGCCGGTAAGTCTACCAACCCTCAATTCGAATCGCAGCTCAAGACCTTGCAGGAGGAGCGTGACGCGCTTTCCGAGCGTGTCCGATTGCTGGACATCGAGCGTCACCCTGACTTCATCAAGAAGTACGAGGGCAAGATTACCGGCGTGTTCGATTCGGTGAAGAACCTTGTCGGAACCGATGGCGAACGGCTTGTTTCTCTCCTGAAATCACCCGATAGCGACTATCGCAACTCGCAGATCGACGACATCGTTGAGGGTCTTTCACCGTCTAAGAAGGCCAAACTTGGCGCACTCATCGTCAAGTACGACGAAATCAATGGCGAACGCGCGTCCGAATTGACCGAGGCAAAGGCTGATTACGATGCGGTCATCTCCAAGTACAAGCAGGACAACGAGGAGGGGACGAAGGCTGCACTAGAGTCGGCCAATAAGACCTGGCAGAAGGTTTCCACCGATGCTCGCTCGCTCGAAATCTTTGAGCCGCGTGAGAACGATGATGAATGGAACACCGAGCTAAATGGCCGACTTAGCCTTGCCCAGCAAATCTTCAATGGTGAGAACAGCGAGGAGGATCTTGCCAAGGCTGCTCTTTGGGCTGCTGCCGCGCCAAAGTACCGCGAACTGCTCTATGCTCAGGTTGAGGTGAACAAGCGCTTGCAGGCTGAGCTATCGAAGTATCGAGGAAGCGAACCTGGCGTCACCTCGAAGGCGACATCTGGAGGTTATCGACCGGCAAATGCGAACGCCGCGAAGAGCGAGGACTTCGTTGCCAGCGTGATGAAGTCGCTCGGACGCTGAACCTACGCTCCAAAACAATTATCCCCCGATGGTTTTCATTACCACCGGGGGATTTTCGTTTGAATCACTTACGATACGGACCGCTGCCGCTCGGAACCGGCTTTGGAGACGGCTTAACCGGAGGCTTAGGAGGAGGAGACTGCCTGTAAGGTCCGCTGCCGGATGATCGGACAGCGGGAGAACCTTTATATGGTGCGTTATTGCTCATAATTTTGCTTTCTTCCGCATCCTATGCTGGTAACCGATCTTCTGGAAGCTGGTTTTTTCGCGCTTGAATCGAGCCTTTTCCGCGCTGCTCATCTCCATCGTCGTCTTTGGAGTCTTCTCACTCACGCGTTTTGTTGGCCTACAAGCGGGATATCCAGCGCGCTCCTCTCCTTCAGATCGTCCGCACGGTTTGCCGGTCTTGATGTCCACCCACTTTTCAGCGAACCAACGACCTAGACCTCCACGGACCTTTTTATCTGACATCGGCAACCCTGTATTTGCCGCCGCGCTTCTTGTACTCGCGAACGAGCCAAGCGTTGGCGTATGCTGATGGGTAAACGTCGAACTTCGCCTTAGCGGCGGACTTCATCTTGCTGTAGAGCGACTTATTGGTTGGGACGTTCTTTTTCATTCCTTCGGCAATGCGTACCAACCCTCATGGATGGTAATCCGGTTCTTACTACGCACCGTTTTGCCGCTGGCGTCAACAGTCCAAACCTTTGCTTCAACGCTCTCAGCGAGGCGCACAGGCTCACCGTGGGGGACGTAAATCACTCTGCTCGCGCAGCTCACGCTCATGCTCGCGCACACGATCAAGAAGACCGCGCTTAAGATCAGGTTGCTTCTTGGCGTCTTCACTCGTCGTGTCCCTGGTCGTCAGCGAATGAATCCAAATGACCAGCTTCATCACCAAGTCGGCCAAGAAGTTCATTCCGTCTGTTTGGCGGGTGCGGCAGCGGCTGATTGCTTGTTCTTCCAGATCGACCAGACAGCGCCGATCAGAGTGACAGTCGCGCCAGCAATCTCAGCAACCTGATCAGCACTGGCCAACCCCTTGGCTACGAGGAAACCGCCGAGCGCGCTAAGACCGTGGCGGAGGAGGGATGAAATATTGGCGTTCATTTGTCGTTTTTGAGTTTGCGATAGAGTTCGACTGCTTTCACGGCGCATGTAAGAAGCGCGGCGAACGCGCCAAGTGCCAACGAGGCAGTCTTGAGATTCGGATCGGTAAATACCGCGTTCCCCAGAATACCGATGGCCGGACCACCGACGCCTATTGATATGTCTCGAATGAAAGCGTGGTGGTCCGTCATCGTGCGTGGCTGTTAGTTAGCGGCTGGAACCTGAGCCTGCTGCTTAGCCGAATCGAGGATCAGATCGTAGAGAGGAAGTCCGGCTTTCACATTGTTGATGTTGCCAGCCTTCATCGCGATTTCTACGAGTTGCAGCAGGGTGTTGGTTTGTTCGATGGTCAGTTCAATTTTAATCATGCCGCCGGAGCATCGGTGACATCCTGAATTGGCGCAACGATTTCCTGCGCCGAAGACGGCTTGGAATCGGCCTGCGTCGCCAAAACCGGCTCCACCTGCGGCAGCATCGGAGGCACGATCATCTCGGGCTGTGGCGGAGGAACAAGAGGAAGCCACGGCAGCGGCGGAGCGATGACCGGAGGGTTGATCTGGTCAGCGATCTGCGCGGAGACGTTCGCTTCGATGGCCGCTTGATCGACGCCATTGGCGAAGCACCAGCCAAGCACCTGCTCCTGCGTCAGGTCAGGATATGGCGTGAACGAACCACTCGGCGGAGCGAACGACGCGCTGCCGTAGCAGGTGCCGCTGTAGGTCTTCTCGTCGTCGCCGGTGCCGGTGGTTTCGGTGCCGTTGCAACGCCAGTCGGCGGTGATGACGACATCGGTGAGAGTGCCTTCGGTGGGCTTAACGAGAAGGCGTTCGATGATCCAGTTGATGGAGATGTTCATATTAGGCGTTCTTCAGAGCGTTGACTTCAGCGGTGAGTTCCTTGATGGCGGCAACCAGCAGCGGAATGACATCCGTGTAGGCCACGCCAAGCTGATCGGGATTCGACGCATCGACCGCTTCGGGAAGAACCGATTGAACGTCCTGAGCAATCAGGAACGACTTGCGAGTGTTCAGGGCGTCGTTCTTGAACTTGCCGATAACTGCTCGAAGAGAACCAACCTTAGCAACAGCGTTGCCGATCGGTTCGATGATATCCTTCAAACGCTCGTCAGACGCGGAAGTCCAAGATGTGGCAGCGGTTCCATTGAGATAAACACCACCACCACTTGCTGCGGAGATAACGAAGTTGGTGGCAGTAGAATACGGACCAACAGCCCATCGAGTCGTTCCAGAATCAGACGAAATGGTCAGTCGCGTATCCCATGTGGCATTCAGCCCCGTCGTCCCCACCAACAGATTCCCGCTCGCGTCGAGCGTCATCGCTTGGGTGAAGGTGGCAGTATTTCCAGCGGTTCCGCTAGGAGCAATGAACCAGCGATGCTGACCAACGTTTTGCCGATAATAAGTGGCGTAATCGCTAGTTTTGTAGACAAACGCACTTCCGTTGTCATACACGTTTGCTCCAACGAGAAGACTGGATGCAGTTGTTTCGCCGTATATAAAGCATCCCTTCGGAAACTCTATCGCCTTACAAACAGAACCCCACGCACTCGGCGTAACCCCCACGCCGACGTTGCCGGAGGAGTCGATCCGCATACGCGAAGTCAACGTTCCACCGGAAGTCGTTGTCAGAAAATCAAGATAGCCAGCAACGTTTCCGCTCGTTCCGTTTTCCTTACGGCCAGCAATGCCACCGAAAGGATAAGATGAAGACCCGCTAAAAACACCACCAAGCGTCAACTGCGCTCCAAGATCAACCGCTTGTGAATCTGTGGTGTAAATAAAGGCATTGCCAGTCGTATCTGCCAAACGGTTGGTTGCAGCAACCGTAAGTCTAGTGTTTGAAGCCGGACTTCCCCCCACGCCCAGCCCCGTGGAGTTCAGGGTCATGGCGGTGCCAGCGACTCCGCCGACGTTCGACCAAGTGGCTACGCCGGCAGACGATATCGCATACCGCTCGGAACCATTGACGTTGAAAAACAACGGATTTGCATCTCGTTGATAGACAATAGCTCCAAGACTGTTCTGAATTAAATCAAAACTAGTTGTGCCAAGTGTGGTTCCATTTCCAGAAATCTGAAGCGCACCTGCGCCACCAACTCCTCCTCTGACATCAATGACGGCAACCGAAGCTGCGCGAACAGACAACTGATTGTCTGGCGTCGCCGTCCCAATACCCACCCGATTGTTCGCCGAATCAACCTTCAGCGTCGAGGTATCCACCGTCAGATCGCCGGTGATGGTGGCGGTTCCGGGAACGACGATGTTATTGCCGCTCGGGCCGACTGCCGTGTACAGCTCCGTGAAGTTCAGATTGCAGTAATCGAACGAGGTCCGCAGCGGCGTTCCCGTTCCGTCGTTCGGAGCTGTTCCGATATTGATCGTTTGCTTTGCCATGTGAATTAAATGATTTGGTTTCGGTTACAGAAATTCGGTCATGTCCGCCGTGATGATTGTACTATCAGCCGTAATCACCGTGTTGTCCGCTGTAATATCAGCCGTTCCGCCAAGAGTCGCAGCTTCCCAGAGTAGGCCAATCTCCAGCAGATTACGCTCGCGCGGACTCTTGCATGAAGCTCCTTGAGCCTCGGCAATCAGATTAGCAGCTTCCGCGCAGGAGATTGTAGCCATATCAGATGATGATGAACCAAGCGGTTCCGTTGCTCATAACCGTCACGCCAGCCCACTGAGAACTCAGCGTGTACGTCGTCGCTCCGTCAATCGTCTCCGACGCATAGCCATCAACAATCACGTTGTTCGCACCGGCATTGATCCGCTTGAACACATAGATCCGACCCGGAACCAGCGCAGCGGGTGGCAACGTAATCGTCACCGCGCCAGCCGTGGAATCGCAGAGCAGAAGATAATCTCCACTCTGAACATTCCCCGTCGCGCTAACGCTCCGATACGTTCCGCGCGTCGCGCCACCGCCCTGGAGATACGTCGCAATGCGATTCTCCAGAGCCAACTTGGCCAACTCAATCTCCCACGGAGAACGACACCCCAGCGACGCCGCCTCATTGATCAGCGTCTCCGCCTCGTCGCATGTGATGTTTGGCATATCGATTTACAATTTAGGCCATCGGACCAGAACCACGGCGCATCACCTCGGCAATGAAGCCTTCGCCGCCGCCGCCCCCAGCAACCTCCTCCTCCTCGTACTCCTCCTCACCACGCTCGGCCATCTTCTTGCCCTTCGACTTCTTCTCGTAGCCTGGGATGACCATGCCATCAATCTCAATAACCTCAGCCTTGCCGCCCTTGCCAAGAACGATAGTCGCCATCGTCTGGAACGCCTCGCCTTCCTTCAAATTCTCAGGAATCTCAACGCCTTCGGGGATGGTAAAACTCGGCATACGGGCAGCATCACTTCGTGGCCTACTGTGTCAATAAAAAACCCCTCACCAAGCCTTTCGAGCCGATGAGGGGTTGCCGCGTGTAGCGGCATTAGACGCACAACCTATGAGTCAACCCGGTCGATACGTTCGTCCGATGATGCGTCGATGGCAAGGGGCATTTTATCGCTCTTGAGCAAATTCTCCAGCGCCTCAAGCGGTTGCAGATTAGTCCAATGACTCAAGCCCATAACCTCCTCAGGCGTCGTTCCGCTGGCCAATGGAATGCGATGATCGACATGCCAATGACTGCCGTAATTCTCCCAAGTCATTCCCGGCTTGAATTGTTTTTCCAGATGAGAGCGCAAGAAATCAGGCGTACATCCGACAATCTCGAACGTGGCCGACCGTCGCGTTTTCTTGCTACCGAGATACGCTCGAACTGAGCCGCGAATGGCGTCCTTGAGGCGCACGAGCGGGTCGTTGCGACGGCGTTCGCGGAGTTTGTTGTTTATCTTCTCCCTGTTTGCATCACTGTATCGCTTTCCCCAACGGCGCGCTCGTTCTCGATTTTTAGCGCGGTACTCGTTTTTCTTTTTCTTAAAGTACTCAGCGTTTTTCTTCTGATACTCCGAGTTTCGCTTGTTATTACGCTCGCGGTTCTTGGCGTGGTTCTCATTCGATTTTGCTTTGTAGTACTCCTTGTTCTTCTCGTACTTCTCAGCCTGCTTGAGACGGATTGCCTCCGCGTTCTCAGCCATGTACTTAGCCAGACGCTCCTTGTCGTTGGCCATCTTCTCAGCGAATCGTTCGGGAGTTAGCCACTGATATCGCTTGTTTCCATCCTTGTCCTTCCAGGTGTAACCCCAGCAGACAAGACCATCCTCGCGTACGTCGCCACGTTTTGGTTCATTGTCCATGCGATGTGAAAATACACCACACGATCAGTCCGTCAAGCGTGGACACAAAAAATCCGCAAACCCTTTCGGATCTGCGGATTCTTGCGTTTTGCTGAGGAAATCAGGAGCAAATCACGGTCGTGAGCGCGCCGGTGCAACGTCGGAAGATGATGGTCATACCCTGGTTGGTGAATACTGGCTCACTGGCATGAACGAACTCAGCGTAGTGCTGCCCCTTCTTCTCCAGCGGATCGGCGCAATCCACATCGAGCTTGTAGGCACCAGTCACCCACTGCCACTCGCCCATGTAGTTGGTCGGCATCCAGCTCAAATCACCAACGCGGTTCACAGGACGCACGATGTGCGACTTGAAGACGTACGGGGTGACAATGAACGCGGCCTCGAACGGAGCAGTCACCCAGCTTGAGTTGACACTGAACACCGTACCCTTGGTGCCGCTGGAGCTGGTGAACGGCTGAACCAGCGTGTACTTGCCGCCAGCATAGGTAAACCGGGGCGGGAACAGATTCGGAACGTGCCGGAAGTTCTTGATGACCCGATTCGCGCCAATGCGCTTGAGCAACTCAGCGCCGCTGCCACTGCCCATATCAGCCTGACGCAGATCCTCACGGAACGCCGGGTTGTTCTGAGCGATGCGCTGCGAAGCCTCCAAGCCGATGTACAGCGGGAAGATCGGGCCGTCGCTGGAGTAGCTGATGAAGCCAGAGCTGTCAGGATTCGTCGCACCGTTACGGATCAGCGTAGCAGCCGCGACATCGAGCATCTCCTGAGTCAGCTCAGAAGTGGACTGATTGAGCGCCTGACCAGCCGATCCGGTCTGAATCCAGGGGAACTCATTCACGCCGGACGGAATCGTCTCAACCTGAGTGAAGGACGAGTCGGCCACAGCCTTGATGGCGAACTTGGCGAAGGTGTTCTGGTAACGAGTCTCCCATGAACGCTGTGCGCGGATCGAGAGCTTCTCCAAGTACACGCGCAAGAACGCCTCGACGCGATGGTCGAAGGTCAGATCGTCCTTACACAGGAGCGGACCTTTGAGGGCGAAACGCTCAGGACTCCAAGTGACGGCATTATAGCCGACCGGAACCTCGCTGTAGGTGACATCGCAAGCGCCACCGTTCTCGCCACTGGCGAGCGTGATGGCCGACCACTCCTCAGCCGCAGTCGGCTCGATGGAGGTGGTGGTGAACGAGGTCTGGGTCAAACCAGTACCCTGAGGATACTCGCCGCGCTCAATCATGTTGAGCCACATCGAGCGGTACGAGGCGCGTTTGTAAACGTCCTGCGCGAGCGACTCAGTCGCAACGGCGAACGCATTAAAGACATTAGGACAAGCCATGAGATGAAAAAGTAAACCGACGTTATGGTTGGCCAACTATCCACCACACAGTGGATGATTATCCAACCTATTACCACATGCGGAGCGTCACTTCCACTTAGACAGTTTTGCGATGGCTGACCAAGCCCCCGCATTGCTTAAGGTCGATAAGCCGACTCACGCACAGAAATAGCCAATCTGTCAATCAGAATGTGGCATCCGTAGGGTTGGCCACTAACTCCGACTGGATGGCGACGTACGAGCGATAACCCTTAATCGTCTGAATCCTATGCGGCGCGATGATCGTCTCTCGCGCTATCATTCCACGGTAAGTGTACGGTCCTGGGAAAGATCCAGTCATCAGAGCGTAGAAATCAACAGCATCAGTCTTCACGCTGTTTTTGCGAGCGTCCACCAATAGCTTTCCATTGTCGTACTTGGTCGTTTTGACATCGACGCGATAACCGGGCGACGGTGGTATTGTCGCGTCGTAGAACGGATGCGGGGGCGGTCGGTCGGTATCCAAATCAGGATACACATTGAACAAGCGACAGAAAGCAATCTCGCCAGCAATACCCTCAAGATCAACAGCATGCGGCGAATCCGAGCTGATCTTTAGGTTGGTGATATTGAAATAGCGATTACTACCGTTTCGATGACGAGCAACAAAATGCGACAACTTCTTTTCGCAGTAGGTTAAAGTAATACTTTGACCGATTTGAATTTTGTTTATCATGGTCAAAAAGGTGGAAAATTTTTGAGGGGGGTATCGTAAACGAAGCCCACCCCCAAAAGGGGTCTACCCCTAGGCGTCCACCCTATTGCTATCCCCTAGAAAAAAGAATCCTTTTCTCAGATAAGCTTACCTTATGACGATCATCAGTCCGACTGGCATGCACATTACCTGTTATATTCACTTGCCGGGATGTTCGTTCACGACTTGTTCCACGTGGAACTTGTCCGGCATTGAACCCAGCAGATTAATGCTCACGCTGGCGCTCTCACCTTGCTCAGACCAGCCAAAGACCAGCGCGGAACGCTTGGCAACGCTGCCGAGTATCTGTTCTCTAGTACTCTCGTCCTTGATACCATCCAGATCATAGCTGTCTATGCGTTCAAGCGTTGAAGCGGCATCAGCTGCCAGTTTCGAGCGAACTAGTGCGGAGAGGCTTTCTAGGGAGACGCTTTCTTTTGAAGAAACGGTGTTCCTCAATTCCTTCCTCACCTTGGGCAATCCTTCCCGTGAAGCTTTGGAAAGTAGAGTCGATTGATTCAATCCCAAGTCGCTTGCAATCGCTTTCCATGTCTTACCCGCCAGATACAGGCTTTTGGCTTTCGTCCACTGCTGAGTTGTCATGTCCAGTACCTTGCAATCCAAGGTAGCCTTCCGCAAGGCAAGTTTCCCCCATCTTGACACTGTCTAGTTGTCAGTCGTTTTCCCTCGTTTTCCCCAGCAAATCCGCCCCTTTCGCCCCGTTCTAAAATTATCTCAAAAAAAGTTTTGACTCCGCCCCCTTCCCACTCTAGTCTGTCCTCCGATGAAACGCTCAACCCTCCAACGACTGGCGATTGCCTTGGCAATCATCGCCATCATCCTCATCCAAGCTTACCTAGAGTCATCACTCAACTTTACCCCCAACCATTGAATCCTATGACCCTCCACTCACCCTTCATTATCTCCTCCCGCCTTCTCCCCGCCGTTTCAATCGGCAAAGGAGAGGAGCAAATTACCGTCTCGCTTTCCCCGTCCGGCTTTATCCTTGACGGCCCATTCGGTGAACACCGCATCACCGATTTGACTCTGCGCGGGAATCCTTCGATGGAATCCGCTTTCGAGACTTTGCTCTCCTTCATGTCTGCCGCCGCCGAATCCTTTCGGTATCGTGGAATGGACGGCGAAAACTCCGACCTTTTCCCTGCCGAAGTCACCGAGGCTATCGCTCAAGTTTCCTCAGAGCTTGAATGCGTTTGGTTCCAACTCCACTGCGCCATTGAATCCGAGGAATCGCTTGTCACCGAGTAAATCCCACCCCATCCCACCCCATGACAAAATCCGAAGAAATCCAAATCCTTACCGCCGCCGCCGATAGTCTCGGCTCTAACAGCTACTGCGGGGCTTGGCTCCGCGAACAAATCCCCTTCATCGAATCCGACATTCGATCCGACATTGAACCGGGAATCTTGGCCAGCGCCTCAATCCAAGATTGCGCGGCGAAGTGTCTTTCAATGCGTGCGGAAGCAGTAGCTGAAAGCAAAAGGATCCTGTCCGAAGCCCACAAGGAAGCCGATCAAATCCGCGCGCAAGCG